GTCCCGTAACGGCAACGTTACAACAATGGAACTGGCGCACACCAACGTTGAAGCCACAATGGCTGACTACTATGCTGCCGAGTACATCGACAAGCTCGATGAAATGAAGACCAACATCAACGAGCGTCAAGCGGTAACTACATCCGCTGCTTCTGCGCTTGGTCGTAAGACTGATGAGCTTCTTATCGCAGCAATGGATGCTGGTGCTAACGCAACTCAGATCGCTGACATTTCTGGTGCGCTTGGCAAAGCTGACCTGCTCGTATTGTTCGAAACATTCGGCACAGCCGACATTCCAGAAGATGGCCAGCGCTATCTTGCAATGTCTCCTGCTGGCTTTGCTGACTTGTTCTCGATCAACGAGTTCGCATCGAGCGACTATGTTGGCCCGCAGAACCTGCCATACGCAGGCGGCATGACAATGAAAGAGTTCTTGGGCTTCAAGATTTTCTCAACGTCTGCTGTAGCTGGTGGCAAGAACTTTGCTTACCACACAACTGCTGTTGGTCTTGGCGTCAACTCTGATGTCTCTACTGAGATCAACTATGTTGCTGAGAAAGTGGCGCACCTTGCGACATCCATGATGTCTATGGGCGCTGTTGCGATTGACGCAAACGGCATCTACGAAGTCCTCGACAACAACTAAGTAAAGGCGGGGGGTTTCGGCCCCCCGATCCCATATGCCAGATACAGCAAACACAGCGATTAAAGTATGTTCCCGCGCATCTATCTTGATGGGTGGCTCTCCTATCTCTTCCTTTACTGAAGAGACAGTAGAAGCAAATGTGTGTGAGGCGATGTATGAAGACATTGCTCGAGCAGCATTAACAAGTTCTCGCTGGGGTTTTGCAACTAACCAGTCCCTGCTTTCCCGCCTTGAGTCTGAGCCAACCGCTCGATTCAGCGCAGCATATCAGCTTCCGTCAGGTACACTCAGCGTGTCTGCGGTCACTGTGAATAATTTGAATATCACCTTCGACACCTACGGAAATAAAATCTTCTGCGACACTTCGGAGACTGAAGAAGTTGTTGCCGACTATTTATTTCGTGCTGACGAATCGATGTGGCCTGCCTACTTCACGATTGCCGTCGAGTATTCGATGGCTGCTGTTCTTGCCACATCCGCTGCGCGAGACGCAACACTCTCACAGCTAATGGAGCAGAAGGCCGCGAGTCAGATGATGCTAGCTCGACGCCTCGACTCCCAGCGCCAGACAACACAACGACTCTCTACTTCTAGGTTCATTGCTCAAAGGCGCAGTTAATGCAGAAACTTCGCGTTCCAATCAATAGCTTTCAATTCGGTGAAGTAAGCGATTCTCTGTTGATGCGGAGTGATACTCCTGTCTATGCCTCTTCAGCGCAGAGCTTGCAGAATATGATTGTTATGTCCGAGGGGAGCGTCAAGAAGCGTGATGGCCTCAAGCATATCTACACCTATTCTGGTCTTACCTTTGATCCGCTTTATCCAGATCAGTCACACCTGTTTCGATTTATGTTCTCTGACGATGAACAGTATATCATCTCGGTTGAACACGAAAAGGTTCGGGCTTTCTTCCTATACCCAGATGGCTCTGTATCACTGGTTGATACAGTCACGCTAGATACCAATGCGAATGCGCTGCCTTTCGATCAAGAGTGGCTCAAGGAATATACCTTTGCTCAGTATGGCGATGTAATGTTCATCTGCCACCCGCTGTTTATGCCGCGTATGTTGATTCGCACTAGCCTTACTTCGTTTGAAGTTACGCCATTTAGCTTTGATCAGCGCTATGATAACTCTTACACCTTTCAGCCATATACTAGCTTTCAAGCTAAAGGTGTTACTCTAGACCCAAGCGATACATCTGGGAATATTACCCTAACCACTAGCGCTCCTCACTGGACGCCAGACCATGTTGGCACAACTGTTCGCTACCATGATACTGAGATTGATGTGACTGCTTATACAAGCCCCACTGTAGTATCTGGTCTTGTTAGCGGCACGTTGAGACTTAGACTCTCTATTCTTAACCCACTGAGAACAACTGATGGCAGTAGTACAATTGAAGTTACACATCTCAGCCACGGTTATGCTGGTGGAGAAGCTATCGTCATTGAGGGTGCCGCTAGTGTAGGCGGGATAAACACGGCATCAGTGAACGGAAGCCGAACAGTTGGCGGCATCATTGATGAAAACACTTGGTACTATACTGCTGGCAGCACTGCTAATTCTTCAGAAGACGGTGGCGGCTACGTTAAGGTCACGACCCATACTGAAGCTTCAGAGTGGAGTGAGCAAAGTTTCTCCGCTGTTCGTGGCTATCCTGCGGCTGTAGTGTTTCATGAAAACAGGCTGTGTTATGGAGGCACCATTGCTCAACCAGATGCAATTTGGATGAGTTCTATTGGATCGTTCTTTAACTTTAACGTCGGCGATGCGAATGATGACGAATCAATTGCATTGGTCGCGGCCACAGGAACAGTAAACTCTATTCGCTATATGGTGTCAAACCGTGACCTTCAGATATTTGGCGCGGCTGGTGAGCTATATGTCCCAACCTACCTGAACCAAGCAATCACTCCTACGAATGCTCAGATTAGATTGCAAACACCTTATGGGTGCGAGTTTACCCAGCCAGCGTCTATAGATGGTGGCACACTATTCATTCAGAATGGTGGCCGAACAGTTAGAGAGTACCTCTATACGGAGGGTGAAGACGCTTACACAGCCACCGCTGTATCTACGATTGCTTCTCACCTTATCTTCGACCCAAAGTATATGGCTGTTGTTCATGGTGGCTTTGGGACACCAGAGTCATACGCTATGATTTCCAATGGGAATGGCGACATTGCACTGTTTAACTCAAACAGGACAGAGCGTAGGGCTGGGTGGACTCGCCTTACAACTGTTGGGAATATTTCTTCTGTGTGCGCAACGCATGGTCGTGCTTTTGCAAACGTTTGGAATGAAGACGGGACAATGTGTCTCTGTGAATTTACAGGTCAAATTGGACTGGATCGCTACATTACCCGAACCGCAGACATAAACAACGAAGTCTCTGTTAACTCGGTCTTTACTGACGGCACTCTTGTTTCTGTTGTCAGTGAGGATGGGCTTTCATACATTGGTCAGTACACTGTAGCCGCTGGTGCAATTACTATTGCTGGTGGCGCTGGTCAGGCATACCACGTTGGATTGCCATTCATTGCTGAGATTGTGACAAACCCAATTGACGCATCTACGGGTGGCGGCCCTGCGACTGGTAGTGTTCGAGGAATTGCATCTGCCGTCCTTGATCTGCGCAACGCTAGTTCAATTCGAGTCAACGGATATACGAAGTCAACTTCTGGGCCAGTATCAGGCAAGCATGAGTATCGTATCCTTGGCTACGGCAGAGACCCACAAGTAACTATCACACAAGCAGAACCACTGCCGATGCAGATTAACGGCATTATCGCGGAGCTAATACTCTAATGGACCCAATTACAGCATCCCTAATGATCGGGAGTAGCGTTGTTTCTATCTTTGGTCAGCTTAGTGCTGGCAAGGCAGCGCAAAGAGAGGCCGAGCTTAACGCATTTGGCATTGAGACTGAAAGACTTCTTGGCAAGGCTCAAGCGAAGCAGATGGCTAACGCAAGAATGGAAGAGTACAATCAAGCAAGCTCGTCTAACATCGCGTTGTTTGCTGCTGCGGGCCGCGACATCGGCGCAGACCGTAGTGTGAAAGCATTTATGGACAAGCAAAAAGAAATTGTTGGTACTGACTTGGGGCGTATGCAAACGCAGTCCCAAATCCAAGCCCTTCGCAGCAGTCAGCAAGCTTCTGCGGAGCGGTCTGCTGGTCGTGCGGCACGTACTGCATCATTGTTTGCGGCTGCTGAGACAGCCACATCCGGCCTCACCAAATACCAAATGGCAAAGTAGGAAAACTCATGGCTGTGATTAGGCAACGTACACAAGTATTCAACCAGCCTGTCGGGGTTGTCCGCGCTAGCAGTGGTGGCAGCCAAGTCGGGCAAGCCATCAGCCGCTTTGCAAA